GACTAGACTGATCAAGCTGTGTTGGAAACCATGTTGCAGATTTCTCTTGTCTATCTACCCGACCCTCAATGAGATCAATAAAGGCTGTCTGTAAACGAGCTTTAGCAGAACCAGATGCGAGGCGTACCCCATAAGACTCTAGCTTAGGGAGTAGTGACTTAGCCGCTTTATTCCAAGGTACTTCATTAACGACTTGCATACCCAAGAAACGATCAAAGGCACAGTCTTTGTTCTTAGGGATGATATACATAGCTGTGGCACAACGCTTGTTGATGACCTCATCCCACCGACCGTTGAAAAGACCTGGAAAGTGTTCTTCTTTAATGTAGACCCGACCATGTAGACCATACTCGGAAGCGAGCTTGGCTTTTACATCTAAGACTTGTGATTCATCAACCTCGGACAAGACTACATTCATGGGGTGTCCATAAGCGAGCTTACGGACATTACGCTCCATCTCTTCCCTATAATCATCACCTGGTAGTTGAGACTGTTCGTCAGTGTAGTTGTTTTTATATGGTGCGTGATACCTATTCTCATTAGGGATGATGTCAAGACCTGTGGTGCTAGTCTGACCCCATGACTGCTCAAGAGCTTTGAGCTGATTATTCGAGGGGTTATTCATGTGTCCTTCAGCGAGATCTTTGTATACTTGCTCCATCTCGGCAGTGCCACTAAGGTCGGGTTCGGGCTGAGAAGCGAGCCATGAGTGATCTACTAGGGTCAAATCTTGAGTCGCTTCACGAGTGATCTCACCCATATTAAGGTCAGCTTGATGCTCTACCCCATCGGGAAGCATTGACACACCAGAGCTATCGAGTGGGATCATACCACTAGGAAGATCAGCTAAACCTCTTGCTTCGGGGAGTCGAGCTTTCTCTTGTGGACCTCCACCGTATTCGGTGTCAAAATGAAATCCGTCCATCATATAGTTTGACCCTTGAGTAAGGGTATATCCACCATTGGGCATATAGCTTTTGTTCTTACTGCTCATTTTATTTACCCTTTCTAGGTGTCGAGAAATCTCTCTCTGGAATCACATTTCCATCGGAGTCTGTTTGAGGTTCGCCTTCTTCTACTTCTATCGCCCAACCTTCTGGATCATCTTTCATCTCCTCAATCTCCTCCATGACTTGATTGAGCATCTTGTCTTGTTCAGCTTTCCAATGGTCAGCAGTGATTTCATCATAGAGTGTATCAGACATGGCAGAGAGAGCTTCTACTACATTCATATACTGCCTGCGAATAGCTTTGATTTCCATAATATAACCCCGACCACCAAGATTACCGTCGGGGCTAATGTCTCTCGACTTGATCTTAGCGAATGTAGTGTATGCACTCATCGCATGACCAAGAGAGGACAAAGTAGACCTAAGAACCTTAGCTATGCTTTTATTACACTTTTTATTAAAGTTGTGGTTCGGGTCCATTACTCTTTGGCTTGGAGGGTGTTGCCCCCAAGCCCAAGCATTTGAGTCATCGCCATGATCTTTAATGAAGCGAACTTCACCAGCAGTCTTAACCCTACCTGCTGTCTTTGATCGGGCGTTGATCTTACGAGCTTGCTTTATAAGCATATAGCGTTCAGCTACTGCTCTTGGGTTCGCCTTTGTCATAATATACTCTCTCTTTCTAAATCTTACTGAAAGAGAGAGTATAAATAGACTATTAAAAAACCTTAGAGGCTCTGTCGAAGATGCTCTTCAACTACAGCCTTGAGACGAGCACGAAGGTCGTCTTTCCATTCTCTCTCGGAAGGCATCTCTGAAGCCTTAGCGATAAAGTACACAGTACCTACTGTTGGGTTAGCGTTGGTGAACCCCTGTGAAACAGTATCAAGGCTAAAGTAGAACGCATCGTCCTTTTCCCTGTGTCCTGCACCCTTCATCTCACCCTCATAGTAGATCTTACCATAATCAGCAAGACCGCCCTCTACGAGATCATCGAACTCACCTGCGAGAAGGGTTTGACGAGTACGATCTACATTAGATTTCTCTGCGTACTGCTTACGAATAGCTGGAACAGGAAGTTTGCCACCACGCTCATAAACCATGACAAAGTTTCCAACCTTTGGCTGTGTGATCGCCTTCTGATAGTGAGCGAGGCTCTTGAACTTAGCACGATAGATACCAACGCCATTGTGTGGAGAGAGAGCTTTCTCTCTCATATCAGCAAGGATCTTATTTACTTGGTTAGTATCACCCTTAGCCTCAGCTTTTTCGAGTTTCTTAGTTAGACCACCGATACCTCGTGCTGGCATAACAGCTTTGAACTCGAACTTCTTGCTTCCAACTCGACCTGTGGTGGTGTCGATTGGAGAAAGCTGATAGATGCAAAGCTCACGAAGGTCGGCAGGCTCAATACGAGCTACAACGATGCAGTATTGCTCATTTTCTGGAGTATGCTCAAGAACACCACAGTTTCTCTTGTTGTCGGGGTGGATGCACTTTGAGGGGTCAACATGAACAATCTCGCCCACCTCAAGAGGACCACTCTTCGATTTGGGTCTAGCTTCTCCAGGCTGACGAATCTTAACACCTGCACCTGCGAGGTATGACTTAACCTCATTAGCACTCATGCCTTGTGGGTTAGACATTTTAGCCCACGCCGCAAAGGCAGCCGCATCGTCTGTGTTAAGAGCAGTTGCGATTTTTTCGGTCTTGAGGATGTTGATGAGTTTCGCTTTGAAAGCTGGATCTTTCTGAGCGAGCTTCAGTAGTTGTTCTCTTTGTGTCTTGTCCATGTTGGATCTCCTTTGAATGAAAAAAACTGACACTACATAGCGAGCAATAAATAAACTATTAAAGACTCTCTGCCGACACCCCATGCTCGGATAGATACTTTAACCCCTCTTGGTGGACATCAGTCTGTAAAGGGGCATACACTTTAATGATGCCTGCATGATGGATTGCCTTTGCACACATAAGACATGGATCACATGAGGTAAAGATCCACTTACCCATCGTAGACATACCGTTCCGAGTGGCATTTAAGATCGCATTGATTTCTGCATGATGACATCCGACATCATTTTGAGTACCGCTTTTGACACCGTACCGATCCCGCAAACAGTCCGACCCTCCACATAAATCTCCACTACTACCTCTCGGAGGCCCATTATATCCTTCACTCACAACAACATTGCTATCGGGGTCTACGATCACAGAACCCACTTTCCTACGACAACAAGTGCTTGCAGAGGCGATAAGGGTGCATTGTTGCTTTCGGATTTCGATGTGTTTGAGCTTCATATTCTTTAGATACCTTTCGCTTATAGAGTGAGGAGAATATACCCTCAGAATGGAGTCCACATGACAAAGGCAGTTTTGTTAGATACGAGTGTTCTAATACACGACCCTACCTCGATGACCTCTTTTGGAGATGATACCGAAGTCCTCATTCCAATCTATGTTATCATGGAGCTTGATGTCCTTAAAGACACACCAAAGCGTGAGAAATCCCATGTTGCTCACCTTGCCCGACAAGCCTCAAACCTCATCCTTGAGCTACAACCACAAGGTAAGGTCAAAGTAGTCTCTCACGATGGGGAGATCAGCATCAGATCTTTAGATCGTGCTAATCAGATTAGGTATGTAGACCTACTCATCCTACAAACTGCTATTAACCTTAAAGATGATTATGATTTAACTCTGGTATCAAGAGACATCAACCTTCGTATCATCTGTGAGTCGGTCGGTGTTCAATCCGATGACTATACATCTGACACAAGCATGGATACCCTCTCTGGTATTGGACTCAAAGAGTTCGTACCCGATGTTGTCTTAATGAACCAGCTCGTTAAATCATATTGGCAAGGAGCTGTTAGACTCCCACACGAGTTTGACACTCCGTTCCATGAAAACCAATACGGATGGTTTATCGCACCAGGTGAAAAGACACATCTATTCGTACACAGAGACAACTCACTTTTCCCTGTCGATAAGGTACGAACCGAGAAAGCTAAACCTAGAAATCTTGAGCAACGAGCCGCACTTGATGCCCTGTTAGATCAAGACATTGAACTTGTCTGCCTCTTGGGTAAAGCAGGCACAGGTAAGACCTTCCTTGCACTAGCCGCCGCTCTGGAGCAGGCTCACACATATCAGCGTATATTGCTCTCGAAGCCTGTCGTTGATGTCGGTAATGGTATCGGCTTCTTACCTGGTTCTTTATCCGAGAAACTTGAGCCTTGGATGCAGAGCTTCTTTGACAACCTAGATCAGATCAACCCCTTGTGGGATGCTGGTCCAATGGGTGGTGAGATGGGTAGCAAAGAGGGCTTCCTTGAGAAGAACCAGATTGAGATCCAACCTATCCACTCTATTAGAGGTCGCTCACTTAAGAGTGCGTTTATGATTATTGATGAGGCACAGAACCTCACCAAACATGAGATTAAATCAATCATCACAAGAGCGGCAGAAGGTACGAAGGTTGTCCTCTTAGGCGATCCTTATCAGATTGACCACCCTTACCTCACCAAGCAATCTAACGGTCTTGTGTATGTGATTGAGCGTATGTTGGGTCAGCCTTTATTTGCGTGTGTGAGTCTACATAAGTCAGAAAGGTCAAGTCTCTCTGATATAGCGGCTGATCTGCTTTAACCCTTAACATAGACCTTTAAGACACCATTCACCATTTGAACAGAGACATCACCTGTCATGTGGTGTTCGGTAGTCTGTAAGCCATCTTTATCCTCATGGATAAGGACGACTTTATTGAATCCCTTAGCCTCTTGTCTATCTACCCCCACATAGATAACAGGCTGGGTGATTTCTATAGCTTCTTCAAAGCTCTTGATTGGATCGCTCATGGTCTTGCTCCTATATGAGTGGGTTATTCATATAGGAGCAAGTCATTTAATCTTTAATGATTTACATGAACTCGTCTGGGTCTGTGCTGTCGGGGTTTGGCTCGGACTTAGGTGCAGGAGGTGTTGGTTTCTTAGGTGGCTTACCCCCTCCACCATTCTGCTCAAGTGCAGTAGTCGCAACATGGGTGTACTTATCAAGAGCGGCTTGTCCTAAGATGTACCCGATCTGAATAAATCCACTGGTAACAATCATGGTTACGAGAACCATAAATGCGTAATGGTCGATTTGAGTCTGATACTCCCACACCACATAAAACATAAGGATCTTCCACCCGATGTCAGCGATGAGGTAAGCAAGGAACTTCTTGCTTTTAAGAGGGAGCTTATCGAAGCTCGTAGGGTCTTGTGATTTCTCGGTAGCCATGATTATTACCTTTCTTTTTCATCAACCCAATAATCAACAAAGTATTTGAGTTGATCTTTGGTTATGCCTTTTATTTTTAGTTCAGCTAGAGCACTGCCGTTTTCTTCACGAAACTTTTCAAAATCTTCGTCTTTAAAGTCGTCTATCTGATATGGATTTCCATCTCCATAGTAAAAGTATACGGTGTCTCTGTTGTTATCGTCTTCGTAGACCAAATCACCAAAATTCTCCATAAGGTCATCAGCGATGGATACTAGAGCCTCTGCAATGGCACTATCCATGTCATAGCCTTTACCTTTCTCATCGTAACTTACTTTCTCTTTGGCAATAGCCCTGTCATTCTTATCGAGAATGATGTCTGTAAAGGTGTATGAGAGAGTGTGGGTGTAAGCGTCCCAGTCCAAGTCTCTGCTCCAGTCTCTGCCAGATGCTTGACGCTCAAGGCGAGCAACTCTCATCTCAAGATCATTGATGATTTCGGATGCAGTTCTTCTCATAGTGAGATCTCCTATTTTATTGGTTTACTCTAAGTTTAGAGCGTTGGGTTGATTTGTTGACAGTTTTAGGGAGGTGATTGTTACCCATATTGACACGAGTACCCATTGCCTTCTGAAACTTATCCTCTACGATCTGAGGATAGTCTTTGGGCTTGGTGCTAAAGGCATATATTTCGTTGAGTCGATACTGCTCTTCCTCGGTCATTCCAGGCAAGAGCTTCAAGAAATCGTCTCTTGCTTTCTGATTGTCGTTCGATAGGAACTCTAGGATCAAGTAAGCAGGGAGTACAGGCATATTGGTGGGGTCATCTTCAACACCTTTAAGTGTGTTCTGACCATTGGGTCTTATCCAAAAGTTTTCCATGACAATCTCCTCTCTTTTAAGTGGGGGTTGTATAAAGAAACTATTAAAGGAGGTGTCTTATGAAACGAAAGACCGTAATGAAGATCACGAGCAGTATGTTGGACTGCAAATGTAAAGGGGATGGCTACATTTTCCTCAAGAAAGGGGGCATGATTAAATGCCCCGCACACTTTGCGTGTGCAGACAGCGAGGAATATCGCCTAAGTATGCTTAGGCTTGAGTATCAGAACATGAGAAACTTCGTTCTTCTCATGCCCGAAATGAACTCAACCTTTATTGACCTCAGTTTGCCGACAACAGCTAAGGGTGTTGATGGACACATCGAGGCAAACTATGAGGTAGATACCCCGGAGTCTTGGGTAAGAGCTATTCAAACTTATGTGCGTATATACCTACTCAACTACAAGGTGAAAGAGGATTAGTAATCCTCGTCCTCATCTACTTCGTCAAGCATTTCCCAATGCTCCGCAAAGAGCTTTGAGGTCTTCGCATACGCTTTAAAGGGTACTTCAAAAGTATCATAATCACCATTCTCATAAGTGACTTCTACTTCGATTTCACCCTCTACCTCAATGTTCTTAGGTGCAGAACCTCTAACATATCCACCACCTGCAACCATGTTATCTAGTTCACAGTGGCCTGTGAACTCTACGCTTTCAATCTCACGATCATCATCGTCAAGGTCAAGGTCAATGTCACCACCCTCAATGACTGCAACTGGTCCGTAAATGTCTTTAGAATTGTAGTAGCTTGCGATTGTAACATCTTCGATCTCAATCGTACCATGAATTTGAGGGTGGCCACCACGACTCATTGTAGCGTGAAGATTTGCCTCAACATCTGTCTTTATACAACGATTACGGCGGTGGCTTCCAGATAGACAGATTTCCACACCTGCACCTGGACCTGCTTTTCTTTGAGTTGAAGCTGATCGGTTTTCAAGGTGAGCAACTCGTTGCTCAAGATTACGAATAATTTCGGACGCTGATCTTCTCATATAAAGTCTCCTATCGGGTATGGTTATGAGGACACTTTAGATTGAATATAAATAAACTATTGAGAACCCACATGATGAAGAAAAAGCTCCTAGAGGGCATAGATGCCTCTTTTGACCATTTTGTAAGGCAACACCTTAACTCATACTCGAAAGTCTCTCTAAGCTCGAATAAAGACGCTCAAATAAGATCGTTCGTTAAACAGGTGATAGAGAAGAAGCGAGCAGAGGGGGGTCAATACTTTAAAGATCCAGAGTCGTTGGCTAAGAGGTATCTGACTGGTTGGGGAGGGGAATGTGCTGTTGAGCAGTACATAGGCAAGTCTTTTGTGGACTTCTCTGTAGGAGACTCACACGATTACTATGTACCCGACTTGAGATCAGCAGGATATGAGGTCGGGGTAAAGACGGTGAACATGGGAGACTTCCCTCTATTGAGGAAGCCCACACCAAGCTCATCAAACACACCCCAGATCATCGTGATACGAGAGTCGAGGTACGATTTCTACATCTGTGGTTTGGCTACCTATGATGTAGTAAACGATCCCAACAATTTTTCGCAGTTATTAGTGCGTAGTGGAGGAGTCTTAGAGGTCGGGGTCAAGTCAGCGTTTTATCGCTTTGACTTGCTCACCTCTCTTTAGTCGAGGTTGGTGGGTAGGAGGCTTGCCTGTGCGAGCTTTCGTGCTACCTCTCGGTCAGCGTCTGTCTTGAGGGCTTTGTAAGCTCCCTCTGCGACCTGCCTCGCCCACTCTCCGTAGGCTTCGATCCTCTCTTGAGTCCACCCTTGAGGTGCGTGTCCTCCGAGTATGCCGTTGCAGTTGTCGCAGTTGTCAGCGATCTTGACTAGGGCGGCTGCCCTGCTTAGGTGGGGTGCGTGGCTGATGGTCAGAGCCTTGCGTGTGGCCTTGTCGAGCGTCTTGTCGTCACTCAGCTCTGCCACTCCGTCTGCGACCTCGAAGCCGAAGTGGTTGCGAAGGTCTTCCCAGGTAGTGTCGGTGTCCTCGATGGTGTCATGGAGGAGTGCGAGCTGAAGGGGTAGGATGTCGCTCACCCCTGCGTTGGCGAGTGCTGTCGCCATTCGGATGGGATGGTTGATGTACGCCCCTCCCGACTTTCGGGTCTGGTGCTTGTGTGCCTCTGTTGCGAAGCAGGTGGTGTTGAGGAGGGTTAGGTGGTTCATGGTGTTCTCCTTTGGGGAGTCAGAGGGGTTGGTTGTCATCCCCTTTCACCATGATATAAATAAGGGGTTACAATTACATCTTAGCAAGTTCGCTTGGGCTATATGCGAGGAAGTTCTCGTCCCATTCTTTACGAGGATCGTCC